TTAATAAAACTCTATACCCGTAATCTTCAATGAGTTCTGGCGCTTCCCTTTAATTCCTTTTACATATTCAAAATGAATGTTTTTGATTGCCATCTTTATGAATTCAGTTTTTAACTCATCTTCCATTAATTCCCAGCCGTTTAGCAATGAATACTTGAAATTTTTAATCTTCTCATAGTTAAAAGTCTTACCCTTATCATTATCCTTGCGCTTTTCATACTCATGTATTTCTTTGTCAATACGACTTATTATTGGAAAAGCTTCATCCTTATCCATCATACCTTCTATAAAAAGTGTTTGACATCTAGCGCGTTCTTTTCGCAACTTTTCAATATCGATGCCGACATCTTCTATTTCTTTAGGTTGGTTTTCGATTTTATATGATGTTAAATCAAATTGTTTTAGATAATTGTAAAATTGTTTTAAAACCTCGCCTTCGTCGATGTTACATGCATTTTTATTTTTAGTATTTTTGCAGTTAGAACAAAAGTATAGTTTAGAATACCAAACTTCTTTATTTTTAGGCGTATGCTTGACTGTGTTTAAAGTCAATTTCTGGTTACAGTTTGGACATAATAGTTTACTTCTGAAAATAGCGTTATGTTTTACGATTGTAGAGTTAGTTTTTTCACTTATCCTTAATTTTATTTCTTCGTATTCTTCTTCACTTATAATAGCTTCGTGGGTGTTTTCGACGAATATGTCACCGAAAACAAGATGACCTCTAGCTACCGGACTCGTTAGAGCATTGCCTATAACTGATCTGTGCCAGTTTTTACCTAAGGGTGCTTTGTATTTAGAGTTGTTCAATTTTATAGTTATTTCTCTTAAACTAGTACCTTTTTTCGCTTCTTCTACTGCAAATCGTAATACTTTTTTATATTCATTAGGCACAAATTTATCGTTTACTCTGTCGTAATAGAAAGGAGGGACAGTTTTAGCTAACCCTTTTCTAGCTGATGCGCGTCGACCCATTGCAGTACGCTCTTGAATTGTAGTACGCTCCCACTCTGCCATAGCACCTACTAATGTTACGAACAAACGTCCCATAGCAGAAGTTGTGTCATATACTTCTGTTGCGCTCCTAAACAACACGTTTTTATTCTCAAACAATTCTAGTATCTCTAGTAAGTCTTTAACACTTCGAGTTAATCGATCTAGTTTATAGACTAAAACCAAATCAAAATTATCTATTTCATTCAACATTTCTTGTAAAGCGGGTCTGTCTTTTTTAGCTCCGGAGTATCCAGCGTCAGTATATACTTTATGAATTTTCCAGTCGTTTATGTCGCTGTAAGCTCTTAATTTTCTTTCTTGTTCTTCGATAGAGTGTCCTTTTTCTTTTTGTTCAAGTGTACTCACTCTAGTATAAATTGCTACTTTCATGTGCTCCCTCCTCAAAATTGGCAAAAAATAATAAGGGTAGGCGGGCTACCCGTGATTTTAGTACTAGGTACTAAATGTGATATAATAAAATAAAAAGTAGGTGATGAAATGTGTGTAAAATTTACTGACGCAGAAATAGCTTATATAAAAGAATCAGTTGAAAATTATAGTAGTGAATTTGATATTTATGACGATGAACAAGAACTTAAATTAAAAATTTATGAACAAATTATGTTAAAAATCAAATCTGAATACAAGGATACCTATTTATTCCGTCTTATTAATTGATTTGGTATATTCTCTTAATATTTTTTCGTTTTCATCAACAATGTCTTTTAGTGTGTTTAAAAGAAAGTCACAATCACCTTTGGCTACTGCACCAGCTTGTGAATGGTTGATTATGTTTCTCATACTATACGCAATTTCTACCCGTTTTTTGGTTCTATAATTTACTTTACCTTCTTTAGTTAATTCTCCTAATAATTTTGTGTACATAGTTGAATCGGTGTCTTTATGTTTGATTTTATTAACTTTTTTTAATTTGATTAAAAACGTTTCTATAGCAACAGCAAAGGTTGCTGCAGCTGGCAAATACAATTCCCTTTTATAAGCTTGTAATCCTTGTTCTATTTGATAAGAAAAAGTTATATCATCAACAATCTCTTTCATACTATTTAAATCTAAGTGGTTGAACGGTTGTATTTCATCATGTGCTTTGTTTATCAATCTTTCTTTCGACTTCGATATCAATGTATTGTAATGATCGTTAGCTAATCTTTTGCCATAATTAAAAAATAAATCTAAATTGTTTTGTAATATTACGGTCCCGATATATTTTCCGTAGTAAATAGATGTGTAATAAATGTAATTATTAAAATCTAATAATCCGGATTGTTCTTCTACATACTTTTTAGAATCATATATGTATGAAGTAAAGTGTTTAGACAAATATTTGATATCAATATTACGAAAATTATATATTTCTTTTAATTTACTGTCATTTGAGATAACGACGATGCAAGGTTCTTCAAAAAAAGATTGATTTAGATAAAATATCGAAATCTTGTAATCGTCTTTTCTCATGAATGGGAAAGCTTCTGGATTGCTACTAAACTGATAATTGTATCTGTTTTCAACTACATATTTGTAGCCTTCTAAAAATTTACGCAAGTATTCTTTTAAAGTTTTATTCTCTTCCATCCCTCATCCTCCTCACGCCATATAGGCGTTATTAATCAATGTGATGCAATTTAAAAACTCTCAACGGCTCAAATGTGATCGAATACTCGCCATAGTGAGTTCCAATACCATATATCTTTTTATATTGTTCTATTGCTTCTAATATGTATTCTTCGCTTAATTGTAGATACTCAGACAATTCATACAAGTTACGTACGCCATAATTATAAGCTTCTACAATTTCGCGTAATGGAACAGCTGAGATAAAGCCGTGTCGTCTTGCGTAATTTTCGAACTTGCGATTGTTGAATTTCGAGTAATCGGCTATATCACCGTATGTAAGTTTATTATGTGCTAATTCTTCAAAGAGAATCCCTGCCTTTTCTCTATCTGATAAACCACGCTTTATCAAAATTAAATCTCCTAACCATACCCCGTCTAAATTATCTGGAAGCACATCAGCCTCTCTTATTTCAATATAATCATGTTGTATTAAAGTTTCTTCATATAATCCCATCTGATACATCCTTTACTTACGTTTGCTTCTTATATAATCTGCATAATCTAAAACTCTTTGCCATTCGTCATCTGTCAATTCTCCTTCAAGATGAGCTGCACGATGTTGTACTTCATCATCGTTTTCTTCAACCCACCCCATTAAATACGCAGGATTAACATTTAATGCAGTAGCTATACTTTCTATAGTATCGTTTTTTAGATTTTTGATATTTCCGCTTTCATAACGTTGTACAGTAGCTTCAGTTTTACCAATTTTTCTTCCTAGTTCGGCCAAAGTCATACCTTGTTTTTCTCTTGATTGTTTCATTCTTTTTGAAAAGCACATCGTAATACAGCTCCTTTTACTTGATAGTTCTATTATAAGGAAAACTTTCGGCATTTGCAATATTTTTCTAAAAAACTTTCGTAAAATGCTTGACCTCTTTTGTAACATCATGATAAGATTACTTACGTAATGCGAAAGGTGGTGAAAAGAAATGCCTATAGATACTAAACTTTTGAAATCTAAAATGGCTTTGAAAGAACATAACATCAAAACCCTTTCTGAAGAAATTGGTGTCAATAGAGATACTTTATCTAACATGATACACGGGAGAACAAAACCATCCTACCCGGTAATAAATGGTATTTATTTTGCGTTAGAATTGACACCTCAAGAAGGAAGAGATATTTTTTTTAACGAAGACTTACGCAAAAAGAAAGTTTTAACTTAAGGAGGAACAACAAATGGAACAAACAATCAAACAATTTTTAGAATTTAGAAAGCAATTCACACCCGCACAGTGGCACGAAATCAACAGAATTATTGACGGACAATTTAGTAAAAAAGCCGCCGAGCTACAACTCGACGACCAAGATGTTGAGGTTATTAAAAATATTATTACTCAACAAAAGATTATGAAGTAACAATTTGAATAAAAGTTATTCAAAAATCACGAAAGGAAGATACAAAATGATGCTGACCAACACACTACTAGCAATTCACTTTTTCATGAATTTAGCGATATTAATTATGCTCGTAAGAATCGGTAGAGATTAATTTATACTTTTTAAGTTTGTTTATTCGTTGATTAGAAACAATCTTTATAAACGCAGGTTCTAATTCGAATTTATATAAAAACTCTGATGACGAATTAGCTATCATAACTTCTGGTTTATCTAATTGTTTATCGATTGGAGCATGCAAATAACTTGGATTATATATACCGAGAGATGAATATTCATCAGATTCCAATACTACGTTAATAGGTGTTAAAACATTTTTGTTTTTATCTAAAAATATTAATTCTTCTAAAGTATGAGTTCTAGACGAGTCATTAGCGACGACAAAATTTAATTCTACAAAATTATTTTCATAGTAGAAATTAAGATCGCTAATAACAAAACTGAACTTATTTTGAGAACGAGTATAAAAAATTGAGTATGCAGATAGACCTAAAGCTAGAAAAGCTACAACGTTTGAAAACAAAGTAGATTGTATGAATTCCATAAGAATAACCACCTTAAATATTTGATAACAACATTATACATGAAAGGAGCATAAATATTATGCAAGCATTACAAACAAAATCGAACATCGGAGAAATGTTCAACATACAAGAAAAAGAAAATGGAGAAATCGCAATCAGTGGTCGAGAACTTCATCAAGCATTAGAAGTTAAGACAAGATATAACGATTGGTTTGAAAGAATGATTAATTATGGCTTTGAAGAAAATATTGATTATACAGCTCTTACTCAAAAAAGAGTAACAGCTCAAGGTAACGCTATTAATTATTTAGACCACGCACTCACACTAGACACTGCAAAAGAGATTGCAATGATTCAACGCAGTGAACCCGGTAAACGTGCAAGACAATATTTCATCCAAGTGGAAAAAGCATGGAATAGTCCAGAAATGATTATGCAACGTGCTTTAAAAATTGCTAATAACACAATCAATCAATTAGAAACAAAGATTGAACGTGATAAACCAAAAATTGTATTTGCGGACGCAGTAGCTACTACTAAGACATCGATTTTAGTTGGAGAATTAGCGAAGATCATTAAACAAAACGGTATAAACATCGGGCAACGCAGATTGTTTGAGTGGTTACGTCAAAACGGATTCCTTATTAAACGCAAGGGTGTGGATTATAACATGCCTACACAGTATTCAATGGAACGTGAGTTATTCGAAATTAAAGAAACATCAATCACACATTCGGACGGTCACACATCAATTAGTAAGACGCCAAAAGTAACAGGTAAAGGACAACAATACTTTGTTAACAAGTTTTTAGGAGAAAAACAAACATCTTAAAAGGAGGAATTATCAATGAACACACTATACAAAACAACCCTCCTCATCACAATGGCAGTTGTGACGTGGAAGGTTGTAAAGATTGAGAAAAACACAAGATTTAAACTTAGAAATTTTGATTATCCAAAAATTAATAATGCTCAGAGCAAATCATTGTTGGATATTGCTAGTCACGATTTAAAAGATATTTAACTGTATTCAAAATTTTCATATCTTGTTGAGCTTTTAAGCTTTCGTATAAAGCTATTGAATAAATAATTTCGTAAGATACGTTTTCAGGAGCATCTTCTTTCAACTTATTTATTCTATCTCTAAAAAAGTCACTGTCACCACCGAATTCTTTTTCGGCTTGATTACTAAGTTCACCAAAGAAATTTTGAAAATCATTAAATTCCATACTTATCACCTCCTTTCACTAGGAGATAACTAAATTATACACGAAAGGAATGGTAGAAGTGCCACCACACATTCAACAAATGTTATACGAAATCCAGTTAAAAGCTGGTATACCTCAAAAATTAATGGAAATGCAAGGTTTGATAAACGATGAAACAACCAAAGAGGAGAAAAAAGAAAATGAGTGA